ATACGCTATACGCGTATATATGCATGTTAATTTCTAGGGTACTCTCAGTGAGAGTGCCTAGGATACGAAGAGTTGTATCTGCCCATCGACAAACCGACAAGACCCAGCATCTGGCCGTGGCAATTTATTGCCCACGCAGATCAATGGGATACGGTCAGTGAAACCTGGAAAATGTCGTTGTGTGACCCGCTAACTAGACGGGCCCTGATCAGCGACTAGAGGGCCTTTAAGGTACCAGGAAGACAGACTGATCATGTGCAGCGAGTAAAACTTGCGGCCACACATAGATGGGACCACGAGCAATGTGGAACCAAACCCCCCCCCCCCCCAATCGTGGATTTATCCACGTTAGCAGCCATTGTGCTGCTGTAAAAACTTACTGATCTTTGTTTTGATCATGTTTTGGGGTTGGTTAGCACGAGGAAGTTCAAATAACCGAGCGCGTTGAGTAAATCATCATACGTGTGTTTGGAATTATTGGCGATTAGTACCTCTGAACAGACTATCACAGCACCGGGCGATCCCCAACAAGACTGTGAAGTTCTGGACATGTGCGTTGTAAGCCATCAGACCTTCAATAGGTTGATTTCCATTCCACGTCACTCATGACGAAAGATCCCGCAACGAATTTGGATTGGTACACTCCTGCAAGGAGCACTTTGGCGGGTGTGAATTGTATGGTAGTGGGTTTCCGTTCCGAGAGAATACCAACTACTGAAGCGTGTTATAAGCATCGCTTTACGACTGATGGATAGACATCTAAACTGTGATACAGTCCTATAGCTATGGTTAAGGCTATGACGATGTGGAAAGACCATTGACAACATGAAAGAATGTTGACGTATCGGAATAGACGATCCTTCTAAGACTCAGTTACAATGACAAGCATTACGAATACCGAGTCGCACGCCACGTTCTACCTAGAGGTGGAACACCCAGAAGCTCAAGCCTACTATGAGGCAGTTGAGCAGCGCAAGCAGGCGCTTGCGCGTGACACTAAAGAATACTGTCACATTATGATCCACGGACGTGGAACCTTCGACGTTCTACGTTTGATGGATTTGGAGACGCGTATTGCGTCACGTCCGACACCAACGCGATTTATTGCGAAGGTTGGCAAACCAAATCTAGTTTGCCGGATTCTGACGGAGGTCCGTGCGTCTATCAAAAAACGCAACAGGATCTACATCGAATCAAATGAGACAGCAAGCATCGAAGCCAAAAAGATCTTCATGGTGAATGGGAATTCTACACGAATTGCCCAATCATCTCTTGTGACCATCTGGCTTGATTCTCGCCAAATCGAAGTGTCTCCAGCCATGACAGTGGCTGATGTGGTGGATAACTATCTGCCACATGACTTCGATGGGTGGCTTCAATTCAATGGAAAGCCACTACGATCACACATCATGCTCCATGATTATGGAATTTCAGCTGGATGTCACCTCGAGACGCGTGAGCGTCTTCTGGGTGGTTCAACCACTGAACCCAACATCATTTTGCCCACATATCACATTGTGGCGGAGTGTGAGGAGCAATTGCGCCGTGAACTCCTGCGCCTTCAGGCAAGTGAGTTTGGTGCCGGTGATGAGAATCCCGAGGACGTTGAGAATGCGCTTTTCGCACTTCTCAGTTCTATCATGGAACCACTCAAGGCATCGGCTGGCGAAGACAATCTCTGGATGTGTGATCTTGTTGAGAACTTCGTTCAAATCGCCTTTTGGTCGCGTAAATGCTCAGGCAAGACGGACTACATGGCTCTCATGGCTCTTGCCTACCGCCTTTTGACAGGCAAGGCAATTGTTTCCACTCTCTGGAAGACATTTGACATTTCTGGCAACGTGCAGGCTGATTCATTTACTGATGTGCTGCGCATTGCCCGAAATATGTTCAACATGTCAGAGGAACTCCTCAAATCACCACTTGCCAGGAGGATTCGCAAGATCTACACCTACATGTTGGTTCAGGGGTTTCTCAACCATCTGGGGATGGGTATGAGCCCTGAGGAGTATCTCCACCTCGATGCCAAAACCAAGGTCACATATTCGAACCATTCCAATATGGTCGTGTGCATTATTGAAACGGCACTGAGCATCTGCGAGCGCATTGATGCGTATCGCATGACTGGAGATTGGACTGCACTTGTGCACGAAGACGCCACCTACCAGAAATGGGCAAAGGAGGTTGATCGATTAATCGGGCTTGGGCCCTTCACTTCCAACTTGGAAGCTCATGGTACGACATATTTCGAGTTCGTCTCGGATATCAACGCGTGCCTTGAGCGAGGTGAAGCTATCTGCAAATACTCCGCAAAGAACAACGGAGTTGAGAGCTTCAACATGAGGAAGAAGTTGAACAGCATTCATATGCTCAAGAACATCGAGATCACACGGCGTGCCGCACAGAAAGAGCGGAAGAGCCCCATGGGCGTCCTCATTCATGGAGGTTCCAGTGTCGGCAAATCCAGCTTCACCAAGATGATGTTCTACTATTACGGCCAGATCAATGGCTTGAACGTGGATGATCACTACCGGTATGTGCGGAATCCAACCGATGAGTACTGGAGCAACTTCGACTCGAGCAAGTGGTGCGTCCAGATGGACGATATCGCCTTCTTGTTGCCCAGCAAGACCCCTGAGGTCGACGCGACATTGAAGGAGATGCTCAATGTGGTCAACAACGTCCCGTATGTGCCACCCCAAGCTGCTCTTGAGGACAAGGGGAAAACGCCAGTGATGGCGAAACTCGTTCTTGCGACTACTAACTCGCCGACGCTCAACGCTCTGGACTATTTTTTCTGTCCTTTGGCTGTGCGTCGTCGGCTTCCATACGTCGTCAAGATCGAACCCAAGGATGAATTTCTGCATTCCAATGGGCGTTTCTTGGACCCCCGGAAAATCCCCCCACCACAAGGGAAATTCCCTGATCTGTGGAAAATCACCGTCCAACGGTTGATTCCTATGGATCACAACGGTCGAGACAGCGCCGGCTTGCGAGAAGTCGAGGTCTTTGATGGACCAGATGCCAGCATGAGGTTCCTGAAACACTTTGCGAAAGCGAGTGAGGAGCATGAGGCGAATCAGCAGAACGCTGATGCGTATGATATGGACATGAAGGACATTAAGGTGTGTCGCCTTTGCTACAACACACTCGATGAGTGTGAGTGTGTGCAGGCGTACGCCGTCCCGATGTTCACTCGTTTCGCGCTCGTCTACAATGCCTTTGCGTGGGTGGAACTCATCTGGACTGTGTGTTTGGTGGGTCTCTTTCAAGTTACAGTTAACTGGCTCGTCGCTTTTGGCGTCTACCGCGTCGCTATGGCGCGTTTGGCCAGGTGGACCAACTGGGAGACTGAGTTCCACATACAATGTGCACTCAACAGAGGACGTGGATTGCGTTTCACGATTTCTTTTAAGAAGTTCCTCGTTGTTGCAAACGTTGTGTGTCGCACACTACTCGCATACAAGGTGGCTCAGACTGTGTGGAATTGGTCGAAGCCTCGTGAAAAACGAGGTTTTTACCACCACGTTCACGTGCCTGATGTTGAAGAACCGGTGGCCACTTGTTCCCGAGAAGGGTGTGAGTGTGATCAAGACGGTTCGTGCAATGTGTGCAATGATGCTCCTTCACGTGAGGAAGACTGGGACCCTGAGGTCCAAGGCAATGTGTTGAACAAAACTGAAGACCAACTTGAGAAAGAAAGTCGACAGAATGTCTGGTACAAGGCAGACATGGATATTTCTACATTCGATGTGCCTACTGCCAGTCTGAGTAATGCTCACATGTCCGATGATGATGTCAGAAACTTGTTCAGCGCCAATCTCGTGCGCCTGGACGTAAGGAATGACATGTCAGCAGTGGGCATGCGCGTATCGGGCGTTTTCCTTCGAGGCCAATATTTGCTGTTCAATCTGCATGCTTTGGCCAAGGGGAATAAGTTCCGAGTATCTATCATCGAAGCCAACACCTCGCGAGGGGTAACATCCAATCTGGACGTGTCGTTTGGTATTGATGAAGTGCGTGTACTCAAGAATCGGGACATGGCTGTCGTTCGTATCAAGAACATCCCACCTCGGAAAGACATTCTGAAGTTCTGGAACACTGGTCATACTCTTCCATCGCGACTTTTAAGTCTGCGGAGGGAGAATGATGGTGCCGTTCATCTCGGATATGTGAGCAACTGCTCGTACCAGGAGGATTTCCCGATTGAGGAGTTGGGCATCTCAGCCAAACTCTACATGGGAACGGCCAACTCAGACACCAAGAAGGGTGACTGTGGAGGACTGGGTGTGCTCAACTATGGACAGGGTCCCATTGTGATGGGTCTGCACATTTTGGGCTACCAGAAGATGGCAGCTTTCATGCATGTAACTCGTGGCGAATTGCTACCGCTGTGTAGTGACGGCGAGTTGTGCGTTCAAGGTGGCGGTCAGGCTAGAATAGCTTTGAATCCGCACACCTCTCTTCTGCCTCTCCACTTTAAGTCGGTTTTTCGTTATTTACCTGAAGGTGCTGTGCGTGTGTATGGAACCATTCCTGGTTTCCGTGCTAAACCGCGCAGTCGAGTGTGTGGGACCCCATTGCAAACCGAGATGAGAGAGCATTTCAAATGCGATCTCAACTATGGCCCCCCAGTGATGAGGGGATGGGAACCCGTGTACAACAATGCCAAGGAAATGGTGAAACCGCACACGGACATTGATCAGAGATTGCTTGATCACTGTGTTGATGCTTTCTCAAAGGACATCATCATCGGCTTAGATGCCACCCAGCCTGATTGGCGTGGGGATTTGGTGTTCCTTTCTCGCAAAGCATCTGTCAATGGGTTACCTGGAGTCAAGTTCATCGATCGCATCAACACCAGTAGTTCCATGGGTCATCCCTGGAATCGCTCAAAGAAACACTTTCTAGAGGAAGCTCGTGATGAGAAATATCCTGAAGGTGTGGATTTCAGTGAGGAGGTTTGGGCGATGGTGGATGAAATTGAGAGCAAGTACAAGGAAGGCAAGAGAGCCTATCCTGTGTTCACGGCGCATCTCAAGGACGAACCCATCTCTCTGGCAAAGATCGAGATCAAGAAGACTCGCATTTTTACGGGTGCTCCCATTGATTGGAGCCTCGTGGTGCGTAGTCGCTTGCTTTCTTTCGTCAGATTGCTTCAGAAGAATAAGGAGGTTTTTGAAGCAGCACCAGGTACGGTGGCACAATCGTCTGAATGGACTGCGATTTATCGCTATCTTACGCAGCACGGTGTGGACCAAATCATTGGTGGAGATTATGGCAAGTTTGACAAGCGCATGATCGCGGCGATGGTTCTGGCAGCTTTTGAGGTCATTACGAACATATATCGCGAGGCTGGATTCTCCCCTGAGGAGTGTCTCGAGATAATGTGTATCGGTCATGACACAGCCTTCCCAGTCACCAACATGAGTGGCGATTTAACTGAGTTTTATGGGACCAACCCATCAGGACATCCACTCACAGTGATCGTGAACTCCATCGTCAACAGTCTTTACATGCGATATGCTTACTGCAAACTGAACCCGACATCGGAAACGTGCTGGGATTTCAAGACTTTTGTCAGTTTGATGACGTATGGTGATGACAATGGTATGGGAGTTTCGAAGCTCATCCGGTGGTTTAACCACACCGCGATCCAGAAGGAGTTGGCCAAGATTGGTGTTGAGTACACCATGGCCGACAAAACGGCTGAATCGGTCCCTTATATTCACATTCGGGATTTTTCATTTCTCAAGCGTAAGTGGCGGTATGAGCCCCAGTTGGGGTTTTATGCCTGCCCTCTTGAGGAAGATTCGATTCACAAATCCCTGACCATGTGGGTTCCCTCGTCGAGCCCGCTTATGGATAAGTACAAGCAAATGGTTGCCGTTGTTTCGGCAGCCAACAGCGAGTACTTTTTCCATGGCCAGGAAGTCTTTGAGAAGCATCACGCTTTTTTTCAAGGAAGTGCTTAGTGAAGAGCCATACTGTCTTTACGTCACTGAAGCGACGCTCCCTGGGTGGGAGACTCTCTGTGAGAGATTCAGGGACGCATCCAGTGAATTTGAAGACATTAAACCCGAGTTCCCACCAGCGACAGTAGGCGTCGGCGCGTCTGCTGTTGTCAATTCAATCGTCTAACAATACAACAATGGAAACGGGTGTTTCCGGCTCCCAATCAGCCGGACCGTCGCAGGGTGGAGTGAATCACGCTGCGAGGGATGAAAATTCACAAAACAACGTTGTCGAGACAACATCGTTCATCGAGGAGCCACAAGAGTACGTGGTCGCACAAGATACGACCAACTCTATAGCCGATGTGGATGATACACCAGATTTAGCTCTGGGCGATTTTTTGTCCCGACCCCTCACGATCAGCTCATTCAATTGGGCTACTACAGATCCTGTGGGTGTTCTGCAATCACTAGATCCATGGCAACTGTTCATCAACAACGATGTGGTTAAGCGTAAATTAAACAATTATGCTTTCCTGAGGGCGAAATTGCACGTGAAAGTTATCATTAATGCGACGCCATTTCAATATGGTATGTTGCGTTGTGTGTACAATCCGTTATTTAAATTGACCCCCGACCGCATTCGTATAACTGCGGGAGCTGAACAGATGGCACTCACGCCATTCTCCCAATTGCCAGGGTTCTATGTTGAACCGCAGACAAATATGGGTGGACAGATTGAATGTCCATTCATTCGACACACGAACTGGCTCGACATCACCAGTAATTCGGATGTGACCAATATGGGTACCATTCGTTTCGTTGTGTTTACCCCTCTTCAGGTGGCTTTACCGACAGTACCCACATCAATTAGTGTACGTGTGGTTGCATGGATGACCGATGTGAAGGTCATGGCGACTACGCGAAAGCTAGTACTGCAGGCGGACGAATATGAGGAGACTAACGGAGCGATTTCGCGACCAGCAACTGCTGTAGCAAATTTTGCCTCGTACTTGACTCATGTCCCGGTTATAGGGCGCTTTGCCCGAGCCACTCAGATTGGTGCATCTGCCGTAGCGAAAGTAGCTGCGATCTTTGGGTTTACAAATGTACCCAATATTTCAGATGTAGCACCGATCTACCAAATGTCGGCCCCTCATCTGGCCACGGCGGAGATTTCCGTTCCGTACCAGAAGCTTGCTTTGGATCCGAAGACTGAACTCAGTATCGATCCTCATCCACACACAGGTGGCTCTGAGGACGAGCTCGCAATATCTTATATTAAGAAGCGAGAGTCGTATTTCGGATCAACAAGTTGGTCGACATCAGATTCTATTGGAACTCAGGTTTTCAACGTCAGAGTGAATCCCGTCGTGTTGAACTCGCTGGCTTTGGCCAACGGTGAAACTACAGTGGGATATCGCTACTATAATACATGGTTGTCACACTTGTCAAACATGTTTGAGAACTGGCGGGGAACCATTAAGATCCGTATGAAGGTGGTACGAACGAAGTATCATCGAGGACGCCTGAAGATTCAGTGGGATCCTCTCTTCAATATCACAACCGATGAACCCACCTTAAATGAGGTATATACAAAGATTATTGATATTGGAGATGAAGATGACGTCACTTTCACAATTCCGTACCATCAGGCACGGGCGTGGTTGACTGTCCACAAGAACTCTACGTCTCTGAACTGGAGTCCTGGGAACAATCTTGCTCCCAACTCAGAAGTTCATAACGGCGTGATGACAGTGCGTGTGTATAACACTCTGGAGGCACCGAATGCAGGTTCCATCAGTCTACTGTTTTACATCAGCGCTGGGGACGATTTTGAGTTCAACAATCCTTCTGGCTTTATCACACCGGGTACGGTGGGAGCTGATATCCCTGTTCCCTCAATGTTTGCTTTGCAATCAGAGGAAGTCATGGGCGAGCTCTCCAAACCTTCTCCGGATAGGTATGGTCAGAATTATGGTGAAGCTGTTCTTTCTTTGCGGAAAGTCGCTCGACGAGCTGTTATTTTAGATACAGTCCAACTTCCACCTGGGAATCCCAATGCCACCAATGTTTATCGCAAAGGTGTGATTCGGATGCCCTACTGTCCAGGTTACAATACCAGCTATACAACATCAGCTGCAAGAGTTATTGGTGCCGGTAACACCGGTTATGCCTTTAACACTATGCATCCCCTGTTGTGGATTGCAAGTATGTACTTAGGATATCGTGGAGGTGTAAATTGCACTATGACAGTTAATAGTCCCAAGGTCAAATCGGATGACATTCGTGTTGTCCGAGTTACAGACACGGCGGGAGTTACGTCGAGTAACCGCTTTATCCAGTTGGCTACCAGTATTCCAGGTGCAGCTTCAGTTTCGACTAAGATGCACGAGTTGAATATTAACTGGTTTCAGCGATCTGGAGCTGCCGGTTATGCCTTGACCTCCGCAAGTGCTTCGCCATCACTGCAGTTCACGCTGCCTCACATCAGTTCACGGAATTTTTCTCTGTACAATCCAAACTGGTTCATCACTGGTAACTCTAATGATGGAACTGATGTTGAAGGCGTGACTGCTTCAATCATTGTTGCCAACACAGGTGCCGATGATGAAGTGGGTTATACCACTCTGCAAACTGCCCTTGCCGCTGGAAGCGACTGGACATGTTTGTACCTACTGTGTACGCCGACCATTGACGGATTGGTGGGTTTTGGTACCCCCGCCGCCTAGGTTATGTACGTGCACATCGAACAAATGAAACAAAGAGACCGTTGCAGTCGGTCCGCCCTGTAAGTTCGAGCAGGGATTACTCCACAAAGCGTGGTTTGCAAACGACTTCAAGAGTTTTGTAGTTGTGGTGCAAACCACAACGAAATTTTGCTCGGAAGAAATTGC